AAAATTACATGGGCATTGATTGCATTCTATGCCTTGGGCCGGGCGTAAAACTTCGCCGCATTTGGGCGGATACTTACCAAATTTGGTCAGGTTCGCTAACTTCTGGCAATATTTCAATTAACCTTCCCGACCTGTTTGGCGGCGAAAAAGAAGGCGGCGGGCTTGCCGGAACGATGACATTTTACGACGGCGGTTTCAGTCCGGCGCAAGATTCGTATTTGGTTTCAAAAATAGGCCCGAACGTTCCGGCCTATAATGGTTTCTGCCGTGCTGTTTTCAAATCGTTTTATATCGGTACGCAAACGACGCCAAAGGCTTTCAGTTTTGAAATTTCACGGCTTACTTCTGGATTGCATGCGACTTATTCACTTATGCCGAACGGTTACGATGTTAATCCGATGGAAATTATTTACGATGCTTTTACGCAAAAATGGGGGCGCTTCGGCAATCTTCCCGGCGACCTTGATTTAACTTCTTTTACAGCTTGCGCGCAAACGTTGTATAACGAAGGTTTGGGAATGTCGCTTATTGTTCAAGCTGCGATTACCGGAAAAGACCTTTTAGAAGAAGTTATGCGCGTTGCTGACGGCGTGTTGTATCAAGACCCGGCAACGTCGAAAATTGTTGCGAAATTGATTCGACAAGATTACACGGTTTCAGCCCTGCCCGTCTTTGATGAATCCAGCATTTCGACTTTGAAGAACTTTCAAAAAACGACTTGGGAAAATACCTTTAACCAATGTCGCGTTACATTCAAAGACCGTTCAAATAATTACGATGACAGCGTAGCCATTACGCAAGACTTCGCGAATATCAATTTTCAAAACCGCGTTAAATCGACCGAAATTAACGTTCCGGGCTGCGCTGTTGCGTCGGTTGCTTCCGTATTGGCGTCGCGTCAATTGTCGTTGCTTAACGTTCCGCTTTATAAGTGCGATATTGTCGTTAATCGCAAAGCGCAAGATTTGCGCCCCGGAAGCGTATTCGTTTTGAACTGGAAGCCGTTTAATATTTCGAATATGGTTATGCGCGTTACGAAAATTGATTTCGGCGAATTGACTTCGAACGAAATCAAAATTTCTTGCGTTCAAGACCGCTTTTCGGCTTCGACTGTTACATTTGCACCGCCCGAAGGTTCGGGATGGACGCCCACAAATACAGGGGCGCAAAACGTCGTTACGCGCTTGTTGTTCAACCCGCCCGCTTTCTTGGTTTCTCCTGATTCCAACGAAACGACTTCAACTTTTGACAATAACGGGCGTCTTTATGTCGCAGCCGTAGCGCCGGGTAATGTGTCGGTTTCTTTCGATGCGATGTTTAGTACGGACAATTTCGCAACAGACCCGACCTTGCAAATAAACGATTCGCCTTATAGCGGCGGCGGGGTATTAGCGACGGCTTACGCTTCGACTGTTGGCGGTACTTCACATTACGACACTTCTTCGGTATTCAAAGTTACCGGGGTTTCGCAAGCTGCAATTTCGCAGTTGAAGCAATATACGACACTCGCCCAAGCGCAAGACGGTTCGGCGCTTTTGATGGTTAATAACGAACTGTTGATTTACGTTGGCTATATCGACAACGGCGACGGTTCCGTAACGTTCCCGAAGCTGTATCGCGGCGTTCTGGATACCGTACCGGGCAACCATGCGGCAAACGACCGGGTTTGGTTCCTATCAGGCCAAGACGGGCTTATTCCGGCCCTTCTGCCGGTCGGTCAAACGGCTTACGTTAAGCTTCTTGACCAAACCCCAAGCGCGACCCTTTCGCTTTCGTCGGCTACGTCATTTTCTGCCGCAGTAACGAACCGGGCGGGCCTGCCGCTGCAACCTTGCTTCTTAACTTTGAACGGCAGTCGAACCCCTGCAACAACGACCGGGGCGACTTCGGTTAGTGTGGGCTGGAAGAATCGCAGCCGAACTGATACAAGCATTCGGCCTTACGATGATACGACGGAAGCGCGCGAAGCAGGAACGCAAACGCGGGTACGTTGGCGCGTAGGCGCTGGCGGATACACAACGGTAACGACTACGGGCAACGGTACGACGCTTAACGTTACCGGGCTTACTGGAACTTTAGAAGTCATTGCAGATACGCAAATAATTTCGAATAACAAATATTCGACTTATAGCGAAACTTTGACAATGACGCTTAGTTAAAGAAAAGCGGCGCGGTTTCTGCAACACGTTTCGCGCCGCAGTCGTAAAGCATTTCAATTGCTTCGTTAATGTACCAATCGTAATTAACGTCTTCGGGAAATTCGGTCGGCAAGTCCATTACAGGGCGTGCGCCGTCGGTTTTCCCGACTTTGTTTCCGCTGGATACGTAAGCAATATACCCGGCTTCGTTCTTCGGGTAATACCAGCGAACGACCTTGCCAAGATAAACGCCGTTCTTTTCGCCGCCGCCTTTAACATTCTTCACTGACAAGAAACGGCGAATGTCCTTACATTCTTTAATTGTCTTTTCGATTGAAGTTCCGTTTTTCAAAAACGAAATAAGGGCGTCGGTACAAATCAAAGCTTCGGGGTTCTTCGATAGAATCGAATTAAGGGCCGAACCGCGTTCCGAAAATGCGCCTTTTGTCTTGACGCCTAAGCGTTCATCTAAAAAGCGGGCTTCGGGTTCGCCGCCGTCTGTTTTGATGGCGCAATACGAATTAACGTCGCGACTGAAAACGGCAGAATAACGAGTTTCTTCCGTCTTGAAATTCGTTTGGCGTTCCCATTCGGCGATAATGGCGCGAACTTCGTTATGTCGGTCTTTGTGATACTTCGAAACAATGCCGTCAGTATTGCCGGAAATAACCGCAATCTTTGCGTCTTCCAACATTTCAATCAACATCAAAAGAACAAGTTGCCCGGTTATGGTAACTTGAAGCATTAGTTGCGGCGCGTATAGCGTCGAATATTTATTGCCAAGTTTTCCGAAGCTTCCGTTAATCGTAATCTTCAACGAATCGGCAATAATCTTCCAATGCTTCGCCGCTTTCTTGTCGCCTGCCTTTTTAGCCTTCGCCGCTTCGCCTTTTGCATGAATGCGGGTTTCGACAATCTTGTTATAAACTTGCAAGAACGCTTCGCCCAAGTGTGAAGGGAAAAGCCTTTGATTCAAAATGATTCGAGGATAAAACGATTCAACGTCGTTATCTGCAATAATGATTTCGTCGGTTGCGTAATGGGCCGCTTTCTTTTCGTTGGAATGAAGCCCGCCCATTCCAAGTTTATAAACGCTGCCGCCGATTTTGACTTTAAGAACGGTCTTCGCGTCTTTGCCTTTTTCGCGTTCGACTTCCCCAAGGTTTTTAGGCCAAATGGGCGAACCCAAACCGTCTAGTTCGAAGCGTGCGTTGCGGATTTGGTCAAGAATACCGTTCAGTTCAGCGGAACGAAACTTAATGAAATCGGGCACGTTATAGGCAATCGAAACGCCTTCTTCAAATGTGGGCTTACGCGGATAATACCCAAGAACTTTTTGCAATTCACTGTTAATAACAGCTTCGGCAACTTGCGCATCTGATTTCGAACGCAAATCAACGCCGTATTCTGCCGACATTTCAACGCGCAAATCTATTTGTTCGGCCAATTCGTCAAACAAAAGTTCAGTATTCGCCAAATCGTTGCAGCAATAAGGGCGAACAATCTTCGCGTCTTCCGCCGTCAGAATATGAGTTTCAGGAAATGGCAAATCTTGCATTCTGCCCGCGTGCAAACGCCCGGCATAAAGCTTCAACGAAGCGGGGTTTGCGCTTACGCCACCATTTACGGGGCAAACGTTGAATAAGTCAATATGGTTATATCTTCCGATTTGAATTTGATATTTCTTTTCAACGTCAAACGGTGTAACTTTCTTGTTCCCGTAATTCTGACCGCTTTTAATAATGAAATCCGAAGCGTCTTTTAATTCGCTGCAACTTAAACCAGCGGCGGCAAGTTCAACCATTGGAATATCGTAAGTCGTTGAATTGAAGCCCACAAGGCAAAACCGCCAAAGCATCCAACGAAGCTTCATTGGGTTAAAGTCAAAATCGGGCGACCTTTCAAACGCGACAAACTTTCCATTCGACAGGCATTTGAAAGCAACGTAAAAAAAATTTCGGTATGTTTCAACGTCAAAAACGAAGACGCTTCCGGCTGGAACCGACATAAGTTCTTCGTCGGTCATAAATTCAACCGGGCGAA